GCACTTCGTTTTCTGGCAACCAAGGGCATGTTTTTATTGCAATGTAAAATCGGTCATAAATTTGTAGGCATGGGAGATTGGCGGGATGATCTTCGGGATATCGTCAACATGGCGAATCAAGGAAATGCTGGGATTGATTATGATACGACATACAAATATCTTGAAGAACTGACAGAGGGAATGAGTTTTGAAAATCTAAAGAAAAAACCTATTCCTGATGTTGATAAAATAGTTCAGACAGAAGAATCCTATATCAAGGAAGTCGAGAAAACAAAACAGGAAGAGAGTTCCTCCGTCGAAAAGGATAAATAGTTATGCCTACAATGTCTTTCCAACGCCATATCGATTGGCTTGAGCTAACAATAAATGAAATACTTATGACAACTGGATATGGTGATGCCGGCTTAATCTTTCATATACGAGATGGAAAGATCGAATGGGTAGAGAAAGTTAAACGAGAGACGGAAAAACCACTTGACAAAAAATAGGGAAGGGATATATATTTAAGACTACACACGGAAAGTCGGTTTTTCGCCGACTGAATAACAGAGGCGAGGAATCGATCAGTATAGAGATATGCTGATCGGTTCCCCGCCTTTTTTGTTGTCCAGGAGGAAAGAGATTAACGAATCCGACCAGTTCACAATTGCAGAACGCCGATTCTTTTATTCCTTATTGAGAACGAATGGCAATCAGAAAGCTGCCTTTATTCTAGCCTTTCCTCATAAGAATTTAAAAAACCCTGATTCCGCCGCAACAAAAATGATGAAGCGGATACGGAGTAAATACAATTTCAATGCTTTACTTAACGAATCTGGGCTTGGATATGAACGTCTGATTTTCAAAATGGCAGAATTGCTTGAGGCAAAGAATACGAAATTTTATCAGGACGAAAGTCTTGGCGAGTTTCCAGACAACGCAACACAAATGCAGGCTGCCAAAACTTTAGCCGAGATGCATGGTCTACTCAAGCAGGTTGTGGAACATCAAGGAACGATTACTCTCACCGATGCAATCCAGAAAAATTATGAAAACCGTAAGGCTTTATATCTAGTGGAGAATGATGAGCACAGCGATAGCAACCAAGGCTGACAGTCTCGTTGAGGCTATCGGCTATTATTATGATCATCCCGTGGCTTTCGTTCAGGATATATTGGGCGCAGAACCGGAAAAAGAACAGGCGGATTTTCTTGCAGCCCTGATACATCGGAAACCTATCGCCGTTAAATCCGGACATGGTATAGGCAAGACTGCGGCTGAGGCCTGGGCTATCCTTTGGTTTCTCTCTACCCGCCCATTCTCCCGTGTTCCCTGCACTGCACCTACGGGGCATCAACTCGATGATATCCTCTGGCCGGAAGTTGCAAAATGGCTGTGGCGAAGTCCACTAAAAGACGATTTTATCTGGACTAAGACTCGATTGTGTGCGCGGGATCACGAGGAAAGCTGGTTTGCTGTGCCGCGGTCTTGCAATCGGCCGGAAAACCTTCAGGGTTTCCATGCTGATGAGTTGCTATTTGTGATAGATGAGGCCCCGGGTGTCCCGCAGGAAATCATGGAAGTGGTCGAAGGTGCCATGACAAATCGAGGCATAGGCCCAGGCGAGGCTGCCCAGCTCCTGATGACCGGCAATCCTACACAGCTTTCCGGTACTTTTTTCAACGCCTTCCACCGTGACCGGGCGCTCTATCAGACCTTCACCTTTTCTTCAGAAAACTCCTCACTCGTATCATCGGAATATTGCGAACGTCTGGCCGCGCTATTCGGCAAAGATTCGGATGTTTACCGGGTCCGTGTTTTGGGACAGTTTCCGAAAGGTACATCGGATGCTTTTATCCGTTTGGATGCGGTTGAAGCGGCAATCAAGCGGGAAGTAAAAGCAGAGGGAGCAATAGAGCTCGGGATCGATCCGGCTCGCTATGGAGATGACAAGAGCGTTATCTGCTGGCGCCGTGGGCTGCAAGTCCAACCCTTTAGATCCTTCCACGGTATTAATACTTCCCGACTTACAGGCGAGACGGCCAAGCTGATAAGAGAGATCCGGAAAACGGGCTACACGGGAAAGATCAAGATCAAGGTTGATGATACGGGGATCGGCGGCGGAGTGACCGATCAACTGCAGGAACAGGAGCAGGCGCTCAATATCTTTGTGATTCCTATCAACTTCGGAGGGGCATCGCTTAAACCGGAATATGCCGATCGTGGTGCTCAAATGTGGGGGGACCTCAAGGAAGCGCTTGCCACTATACAGCTACCGGCGGATGAAGAGATGACCGCAGAATTGTCAACGCGGAAATACAAGCTGCAGCCAGATGGTAAAATCAAGCTCGAGCGCAAGGAAGATATGAAGAAACGGGGGATCACCTCACCGGACCGCGGCGATGCTCTGTGTCTTTGCTTCGCGCATGGAGGATTCATCCTTGTTTGACCGAATGAAAGCCTGGGCCGGGAAAACAATTACGAATCTCATCATAAAAGGTGATGTCAACTGGTGGGTCAATTTCAAGAAGATGGCCAACGATGAGGACATGGCAACCCATGTGAACATTGGCGATGTCATGAAAAACCACGCCTGGGTAAATATCTGCGTTACTACCAGGGCAAAGAATATAGCCCGGGCGGATTTCCAGATCCTCTCAGGCGACCAGCCCCTGGAAAGCGGTCCTATCTATGATCTTTTTACCAACGTTAATCCCAGCATGAGCAGGTTTCAGCTTTGGGAAGCGACTGAATCCTTTCTCTGGTCCCGCGGCGAATGCATCTGGATCTATAACGATGATTATACGATGGGAATACCTACAGAGATATATCCCCTCGATCCGAAATTATTTTCACATGTGCTGGATAAGACCAAGCGGAAAATTACTATGTGGGAATACAAGGATAATCAAATAGAGATCCCTTTCCTGCCCGATGAGCTCATTCACTGGAAACTCTGGAACCCGTGGAACTTCTTCCGCGGCGTATCCCCAGCAACTCCCCTGGCCTACGAAGTCAATCAAGATTGGTTGGCAGCAAAATCAAATCTCAATATCCTGCGGAACGGTTCTGTGCCGGATGGATTGTTGACTACAGAGCAATCTATCGGTGAAGAAGAGGCTGAACGAGTCAAATTGAAATGGATAAAAGAACATGGGGGAGTTGACCGCTCACATATTATTTCGGTTCTCGGGCACGGTGTGGATTATAAAGCTATCACTCTGACCAACAAGGATATGGAATACGGGGAGATGAAGAACTGGAACCGGGCGGCTATCTTCGCTCGCTATGGTGTGATGCCCGGGGTTGTCGGTGTGAAAGATAAATCAAGCCCATTATCCGGTAAAGATCGGCAGGAGGAAATGAAAGCCTTCTGGACCCTTTCGCTTATTCCGGAGCTGAAGTTCTTCGAAGACAAGCTGGCAACGGATTTCTTTGGACGGCTGAAGACCAAGGGCCTAATTCCCAAATTCAATCTGGACAATATCCCGGAACTGCAGGAAGACGAAGACGAACGATTCAAGCGCTATGGGGAGGCGATACTCAAGGGATTGATGACGCAGAATGAAGCCCGCGAAGCACTCGGATTCGAAGAGTCTGTAGAATGGGGCGATACCTGGTATAAGCCGATGGGGTTGACTGATGTGACGGGAACGGCAGAGCCCCTGGCGATACGCGATGTAACTCCACCTCCCCAGAAGTCTACGCCCAGTAAAATATTAGTTGGACTTCGAGTTCTTGAAAAACCTAAAAGCAAAACTCAAGAACTATACACCGACATATACAAAACTAATCACTGGTGGAAAATGGCGCAGTCAGAGGATGACGTGGAGAAGGAATACAAGAAAGCCGTACGCCAATGGTTTTACGATCAGAGATCCCGGCATCTCACCATTATCGCTGACCATCTCAAAAGCATTACCGTCAAGGCGGATCTTCCCTGGGATGAACTCGAGGAAGAGCTGCTCAACGATCATTACTGGGGCGAACAGGCCGGCAATATCCAGAGTATTTCACAGAAGTATTTTATCCTCGGTCTGGAACTCACGGGGGATGATCTGCTGAAACTATTTAGTGATCTAGGCTTATCGGTTTCTGAAAGTTTTACTATCTACGATACCGGCGCCGTTGCCAAGTTGAATGATCGTCTGGATAAGGTGAGTGATATCACCGAAACGATCCGTGAGCAGATGCGGGATACGGTGAAAGACGGTATCGAAGGCGGCTGGACTGAGGCTGAACTCTCCGGCGCTATCCGAGATAAATACAATATCGCGCAGAACCGGGCCGATACCATAGCCAGAACTGAACTCGGTGGCGTGATCAACGACAGCCGGACCGAAGGATTTACATCTGTTGGATTCAAGCGGCATTCCTGGCTTTCGGCGCGGGACGGGAGCGTTCGACCTACACACACGATTGATGGCGAGACAGTAGAAATCGGGAAGCGATTTTCAAATGGCCTGCTCTATCCGAATGATCCGGGTGGTGCAGCCGATGAAGTTTGCAATTGCCGGTGCATCACGCTACCGGAGGAGGACTGAGATGCCATATCCCGAAGAACACGCATGTAGACTTAATGATCCCGGGAAATATGATAGATTCGCTCGGAAGAATTGCGAGCAGAAACATAACGGTAAATGCATCGATGTAATCTATGGAATCAAAAGCGGCAAATCCGAAATCCAGGCGCTCCGATATCCTAAAAAAATATGGGAAGTAGCAGCTGCCAGGGCGCACTGCAAAAAACAAGAAGGGAAATTTGAGGCCGCGAAGAAGGGGAATCCTATCATGCAGTTTATGATCAAATCCGATACCGGAGAGTTTGAACATCAGCAAATGCCGGAGATCAATCTCCTTGAATGGTTTCGAAAGAATACAGATGAAGATGGGAATGTCAAAAAGGAAATCGTTATCTTCCAGGATGCTATCTGCAAGGTTGCAGACGATGGAGCGATATCCTGGGTAATGTCCGATTTCTCTGTTGATCGAGATCTCGAGCGAATGGACCCTGCGGGATGGGATCTCAAAAACTTCAAGAAAAATCCCATCGTTCTCTGGTCTCACGATTTCATGCGTCCAGCCATCGGGAAAGTAGAATCCCCGCGAGTGAAAGATGGCGAACTTGTCGGGCGGGTACGATTCAGCTCGAAAGAAGTAGATCCGTTTGCGGCCATGATCGAGGGAAAGGTCCGGGAGGATATCATCCGTACCGGCTCTGTCGGATTTCTTTCAAGAAAAATAGAGATCCTTGATGATCCAGATAAGCCCGAAACCCTGATCCATCGGAAGCAAGAGCTCTTCGAGTTCTCTATCGTCAATATCCCCAGCAACGTAAATGCCATCGCATCACGAGGAATGAAGGAATATAAAGAAAAAATAGAAAACATACTAGAGGAATTTGAAAAATCCATAAAGGAACTATGTCTACACGGCGAAACATGGATGAAGAATCTCAAGGGACAAAAGAAATTATCATATATTGAATCGCTGTTGAAGCAGGATCGCCACGAAACCAGTGGCATCAAACATCTGCTGAAGCGTGAGACGAAACAAAATTTAGAACTAGGAGGTATCAAATGGGAGATACCATCAAAATCGAAACACCCGAAGAACTCGGTAAGCTCTTAGGGGAACTCAAGGATAAGGTTGACGCAACCTCCTTGAAGGTCGAGGAAGCGGCCAAGAAGAGTATTGAGGAGCCTGAATTTGTGGCTGCCCTGCGAACCCAGCAGGACGAACTCAAGACACAAAATGAGCTTTTCTTAGAGAAGATCAAGACTCTTGAAGTCGCTTTCAAGGCCAGGGGAACCTGGAAAGACCAGGATACGCCGATGGCGAAAGCCTACGGACTCGGCAATTTCGTCAACTGGATGATCCGTGGGAGAAATGGAAAATCCACGGTTGCCACTCAAGAACTCATCAAGATGGGTGGACGACCTATGCGGGAAACTGATAATCCGGATGAAATGATAAAAATTTCTACCGGCATGTTCGAGAAAACCAATCCGACTGTTTCGGCTTCTCCACTCGCCAGTGATGAGGCCGATAGCAACTATGGCTCGTATTTGATTCCGGTAGAATATGGTGCAGAGCTGGGTAGGGTCGCAGCGGATGCTTCAGCGATGATGGGTCTTGTAACCCACATGCCCATGCGCGGAATCACAAAGTATCTACCGACAACGACCGATGCACTTACTTTCACCAAGCTCACAGATCAGGAAACGGCAAAAACCGAGGATACGCTTGTCTTCGGGCGAGTAACTCTTACCGCTTGCACCTATGCTTTCTGGCTGGCTATCACCGAAGAGATGGATGAGGATTCGTTGATCGGTCTCGGCGAGCTGGTGCGGACCATGGCCGGAGAAGCGTGGGGGAATAAGTTCGATGATCTAGCTCTGGATGATTCCTCATACGGTGCACTCCAGAATGCCAGCGTCAACAGCCTGGTGATGGACACAGGCGATGTATCCTACAGCGACCTCGATATCAACTATCTGGACAATCTGATCGCGAAGTTGACCACACAGAACAAGCGCCAAGGAGCCCGGTATTTCTTTCACCCGACGGTATTCGATTACATCCGCCAAGAGAAGGATGCCCAAGGTCGCTACATCTTCCAGGACGCCGTGAACGCCGCCCCCGCAACGATCAGAGGATATCCGTTCACCATAAGTGATGGTATGCCTCCGGCAAGCGAGAGTTCGGCATCTGATGAATTCGTGTTATTTGGGAATCCCCGGTACATCGTGGCAGGTGACCGGACAGGATTCGAGTTTAGGATTTTTGACCAGACCATAGGGACGATGCAGTATGACCAGATTTACCTGCGGGCGAAAGTACGGCAGGCCATGGTCACCTGGATCCCGACGGCTCTGGCGAAACTCGTAACTGCTGCAAGCTAATTGACGGCTTGAAATATTAGCCGCCCTGAAATATAGGGCATCAAGGAGTTAAAAAATGGGCGCAAATGTTTATTTAGAATCTGTAGCCTCTTACGGCTATATCAGCACTGGGACTAGCGTAACTGCTCTCACCCAGGAAATCCCGGGGAGAACAGGGAAACGGATTGCTATTCGGGCCTTCGAGTTTTTGGCTGGTGGAACTGCTGAGATCGTATATTTCATGCAGTCGCTGGGGAAGACAACGTTGCTTGCCGATGTTGCTACTACTTTATCCAGTCTGAATCTAGCGGGCGAACCCGGACCTTCCGGAAACAGTCTGGCAGTTGGTGATTATGTCTGTGTTGTCTTGGATAGCGGTACATATGATTTCATCAAAGTTGGTGCAATAACCGGTCTGAGCGCAATCTCACTCTGTGGTGTTATCACCGGCTCATGTGCTTTAGGTCAGACGGTTTATGATCTCGGGGCATACGGCGATACAGGACATATCAGATATAAAATGGCTACCACAAGTGAAGGAAACGGAGAAGAAATGGATGGCGGGATCTTCTACGGCACGGAGAAAGGATCTCCCATGATAGTCCATGAACTCTGTAAGGCTACTGGAAATGAAGCTCAGCATTTTATCACCGTAGACTATATCAACAAGTAAAGACGAAGGGGAGGGCTTCGGCTCTCCCCTCTTCTGGAGGGAATTATGTTCGTGATATTGCCTTTTGAGGTTACGCATACATTTGAGAACGGCACCTCCGTCACCTTTCCGGTCGGCGCAACTATCAATATCGGGAAATATCCCGAGATCGCAAAGAGACTGGAAAAGTATAAAAAGAAACAGGTGGAGGGAAGTCCGCAGGACAAGATGGTACGAGCCTCGGGGTTGAAGAAGAAGGATGCAAATGGCAACGGTTCTGGACTCGGCGAATAATCTCTGTTCTCTTGCTGAGCTCAAGCTATTCGTTGGAATCGCTAAGTCTGATGAAGAACTGGATACGCAGCTGGAAGAGTATATCAACGGTGCGTCCTGGCTGCTCAAAGAAGAGACGGGGCGATTCCTGAAGGCACAGTCTATAACCGAATATCATGATGGGGAGGGTTCATCTCTGATCATGCTGAGGCACAGGCCGGTAAACTCGGTCACCACGTTACACAGCGACAGCGCTCGATCCTTCGGCTCGACTACTCTCATCGATGATGATGACTACCAGGTATATACCAACGGGGGATATATCGTCGTCACGGACGCCGGGTTGGACGTAGGGGCAAGAGTTATCAAGGTTGTGTACAACGGTGGATACTCTACCATCCCCTATGATCTGAAGATGGCCTGTATCGAAATGGCAACCTATTGGTATGAGAAATTCAAAAGCCATCGGGTAGGATTAAAGGCTGTCTCTAATGATGCCGGCAGTGATACGTATGTCGAGGATATGCCGGGTGCTGTTAAGAAGGCAATTGCGCGGTATAGCGAGAAGGTGGCGATCTGATGCGTATGACGATGGAGCAGCTACAAAAGAAGATCCAACGCTGGATGAGGATTGCCCCGCAAGAACTCAAAGAGGCATTGTCGAAGGGCGCGAAACTTGTCACGAAAGAAGCGCAGAGTGCCCACCTGTCGGGTCCGAAGATGCCGCGCGGGTTAGGAGATCCGACTCGAGCTACCCTTGCAGTGCAGACTGGCCGGCTGCGACGTTCAATCAACGAACGGGTGACGGTATCAAAAGATCGAGTGATTGCCCAAGTCGGGACAAACGTCAAATATGGTCGTGCTCATGAAGAGGGTTTAGGCAAGATGCCGGAACGCCCGTTTCTGCGCCCTTCAGTCGAAGAGAAGAAACCACGGGTTATGGAACTGATTCTCGATGCGATGATGGAGGCTTATAACCGTGGCTGATAGTGTACGGAAACAAATCATGGACGCAGTTATCGCCGCGCTCAACGCTGTTGATGCCGGTGCAACCTATGTGTCTACGATAGCCCATGTGAGCGAAAGCCTACCTAAAAGCGTCGAGCAGATCGACAAAAGCAAGTTGCCCGCCTGTTTCCCGATAGATGCGGATGAGACGAGACGGTCCCGGACAATTGGTAGCGGTACTGATGATATGGAAAGCGAGCTTACTATTATCTGTACCTGTGTGGTCTGGGATCAAAACGATAGCACCCGCCAGGCGAGAACGGATCTCATGCGGGACGTGGAAAAAACATTGTTAAACGATACTTCACTCGCGGCTCTGATTGAATGGATAGAGCCCGGGAGAATCACAACCGATAAGGGACAGATCCCAAACTACAGTGTCTGGGATCAAGAGTTCACTATTCAATATGTATACAGTAGTGCAGACGGAGGATAAAAGCACATGGCAATAGCAACATTCAAAACCGGTAAAGTTTTAATCGAAGGGGCGAGCGTTGCAATCGGTTTCATTTCCGGCACGGCAAACGTCACACATAACGTCGAAGACACGAATCCTATCGGCGTGGCTTGGCGTTCTGGCACCGTACTTGGCGGGCAGTGGGATGTATCGCTTGAGATGCATTACGATCCGACTGACACGGCGCAGGCTGCGCTAGTAACAAATTTCATCGCCGGAGGGGATAGCTGCATATTGACATCCATATCGCTTTTCACTCTGGCCGCTAGCTGGGCAATCACAGGGTCGGCTATCATTACCAATGCAACCATCACCAAGGCTGTCGGATCTACAGACAAACTGAGTGTCACGCTGCAGGGTAATGGTACGGTAAGCTATGCGTAGGAATGGAGGCTAAACAAAATGGGAATAGCAACATTTAAAATCGGGAGTATGGAAGTCGAGGGAACGAGCGTCACCAATTTGATTTCCGGAACCGCAAACGTCACTCACAATGTTGAGGATACTAACGCGATCGGAGAGAGCTGGAGAGCAGGAACGGTGCTTGGCGGACAATGGGATGTGTCGCTTGAATGTCATTACGACCCGGCTGCTGTGATGCAAGCATCGCTGGTATCAGATTTCGTTGCCGGAGGTAATAGCTGCTTGTTGGCATCGGTTATGCTCTTCACCCTGACCGGTAGCAAGGCAGTTACAGGATCAGCCATTATCACCAACGCGACTATTACCAAAGCCGTTGGATCGACTGACAAGTTGAGTATCACACTGCAAGGTAACGGTACTGTAACCTATGCTTAAAGGATGATGCATGGATGTAGAATTGCTGGAAGGGAAAGAATATATCCCAGATTGGAACGATAACAGGGAAGAAGCGGCACCGGTAAAGGTCACGCTTCAGGCGTTGACTGCAGGACAGCGTGCGGTATTGCTCGAGAAGATTTTCAAAGACGAAGAATATCTCGATTATGCTTGCAAGCATGCGATCAAGACAATTGAAAATCTATCTGTCGCTGGTGAGAAAATCGAGACGGCGAATCAACTTCTCAATTCACGGGGCGCCGATCTCGATATATTGATTCTGGATATTGGCAAAGAGGTTATTGTTCTTAACAAGAGGCCCGACTTAAAAAACTCATAACCGCCTTCTTGGTTATACAAGCAGGGAACAGATACGATTGTACGAAGTGTACCGACAAAGACTGTTTCAGTAAACCCAGATGGCAGATCGAGGAAGGGATATACACAACCGAATGTCCGGAACTTTTTGTCAAACCAGAAATAGAAAACTTCCTAGTCTGGAAACGGTTCAGACAGATGGGACTTCCCCGCGCCGGCGGCTGGTTGGATCAGCCGGCGATACTCATAGATATCATCGAAACTCTCGAAAGCGAATACGACCGATGGATGGCAAGTAAGAAAACTGATGGCAACTAGAGACCAGGTTTACATAGATATCATCACAGAAACCAAGAAAAGTATTGGCAATTTAAAATCATTGGTCACCGGGCTTGCTGCTGCCTATGCCGCTTTTAAAACCGTACAACAAATTGCGAAAATAGCTCTGGATGCCGCGATGTATGCGGCAAAGATCGAGCAGATCAGTAGAGCTTTTGGATCTATGGCCAGAGCAATTGGTCAGGATGGCGAGAGCGTCATTGCGAGTATAGATCGCCTAGCCGGCGGGACGATCAACAAACTTGATCTTTTGACAAGTGCAAGCCGCGCAGCCTTGTTTAAATTGCCCATCGACAAGATGGACGAACTGATGCAGATCGCCCGAGCTTCGGCTACGGCCACCGGCGAATCTGTCAAGTATATGTTTGATTCGATTGTCTTAGGTATTGCTCGCGGTAGCCCAAAGATTCTGGACAACCTTGGAATCCTTATAGATGCGACGAAAGCGAATCAAGATTATGCAGAATCAATCGGCAAGTCAGCAGATGAACTAACGGCGGCAGAACAAACACAGGCCACCATGAATGCTGTCCTAAAAGCCGGTAAAGAGATCCTGGAAGGCGTCGGGGATGTAGGACAAGAGGTAACAGATGCTCAACGGTGGGATGTATTAACAGCTGCTGTTGCTAATCTCAAAGCCGAACTCGGAGAAGGATTACTGCCGGCGTTCCGGGAAACCACCAAACAGGCCACGAAGCTAGTTGATAAACTGACCGAGATGGCGAGGTTGAATCGTATTCTCTCTGAGATTTACCAGGGTACGGCTACATTAAAAGACGAACTATTCGCCGTTAATACCCAGTTGGAAGAATACAATTTAACGATAGAGAAAAGCGGCGCTGCTGCTGAAATGATGCAGCAAATGTTAGGTG